GGGGTCGGGTTTGCCGAGGGCGGAAGCGATGTCCTCGCGCAGTCCGGCGATCTCATCGAACAGATCGGCGGAATCTTGGTCGTCCCCGAGCGCAGGTTCGGGCTCGGGGGTTTTCGCCGGCGCGGCGGGTTCGGGCTTCTCGGGCTCTCGCGCGGGAAGCCCCTCCTCGGCGCGCTCTTCGTCCGTCAGGTCGGCGTAGTAGTCGGCCGTTTTTCCTTTTTCCTCGGCCTTGTCGGCGGCGTCGGCCGGGATGGTCAATGCTGGCAGGTTGGGCATGGCTCAGTATTCCTCACCGGTGGGTTCTCCCTGTCCGTCTCCAAAGTCCGATGTTTCCTGGCTGGTGTCCGGCGGTGCCTCGCCCGGGGCTGCTTCGGGAGACGGGGTGCCGCCCTGGCCGATGCCGCCTCCAGCTTGGGCGCGCATCGCGACCTCTTCCATGAATCCGCGCAGGATGCGCTGCTCGTCCGGGTCCAGCACGCGGTCTCCGAACAGGAGCGCGATGCCCTGCCGCGCCCACTGCTCGAGTTGGACGCCCGGCCGGTCCGGCGGGGCCTGGGCCAGCGGCGAGGTGGCGCCTTCTGGGGCCATGCTCATGATCCAGCCCTCACCTTCGCGATGGCGGCGCGTCTCTGCTTGCGGAGCACCGAGGTTGCGGAGGCGGCGCCCTTGTAGACGCCACGCGACTTCTTCATGGCCTCTCCGTAGATGCCGACAGCTTTCTTCTTCTCGCTGACGTTCTTCATGGAGTGGGAGATCATTTCTTCGGTCCTCCGCCTTCGGCTGACGCTGCCGCCTGTTGCTCGGCAAGCATACGCTGCATCCCGACACGCTGCAATATCGCGCCGCGATTCGGGTAGTCGAGGTCCTCGAGCAACTGCTGCGGGTCGATCACGCCCATCTGGAGCAGTTCCTTGTCGAGGTCGATCCGGTCCTGCCTCGCCTGCGCCGTGCCGCTCGAGGTGGCCCAGCGAATATCCCAGTCCTCGGGGGTCAGGTCGGCGGGGTTCATCCACATGTCGCGGCCGTCTGTGCCCTTGTAGTAGATGGTCTCTCGGCTCTTCATCGCATCGGCGCGCATCATCTTCTGGAGCAGCAGCGCCGCCCACTCGAGCAGCCCGGTGCCCTTGGCGCGGGCCCGCGTGGCGGCCGACTCGGTGAGTTGCCGGATCGCGGAGGCAGCCTCGACGCCGACCGGGCGCTGGCCCTGGAGTGAGTCCGGCGTGCCGCCGACGATCTGAATGTCCTGACGTCGCAGTGCGCGACGCTCGAAGTGCGACTCGGAGACGCCGTTGGGTTGGAGGTACTCCATCATCGCGCCGCGGGCGATGCGGATGAGTTCTCCGCCCTCGACTGAGGAGCGGTCCACCGAGATCCGGGCGTCGTTGCTGACCTTGACCGGAGGGTTCGCCTGAAGCTCCAGGGCCCGAGCGATCAGGGCGTCGGAGCGGTTGATGTCGCGCTGGATCGGGATGATGTCGTGGAGTTCGCCGCGGGCGAAGAACCTTCCGCCCTGCTCGTAATCTCGCCCGATCACCAGCGGGATGCCCGAGAGTGATGGGTCCACCGGGCGCGGCTTGTCGAGCAGCACGCCGTTAGCGAGGAACGGGATCATGCGCCACCCGGAGGGGCAGCACGACTCCTGCTTGGTCATCGAGTGCGGCACGGTGAGCTGGCCGGTCTCGTGGTCGATCAGCCGGTTTCCTACGTAGCGGACGCTCATGGTCGTGTAGTCGCGGACGAAAAGCTGCACCAGGAACGCGGATTGTCCGAAGGTCTGGAACGATCCGGTGTCGACGACGTAGTGCCCGCTCGTGACTGCGGCGTCATCGCCTTCCATGATGGTCGAGGGCATGGTGCCCATGATCTGCGGCATGTTGATACGCCCGCCGAGCCCGGACTCCTCTAGGTACGGCTGGACCATGACCTCGTAGGAAGGCGAGGCGATGTTGTCGGGGTGGATGCGATCGGCGACCTTGGGAAACAGGGCGCGCAGGCGCCGGACCGATGCCGGCCGAGCGATGGCGAAACACTCCATCTCCGACTCTTCGGTCGCCCCGTCTGGGTAGAAGTCGAAGGGTGAGAGGTACTTCGGGATCGCGGTGCCCTTGGAGTCCCAGCCGATCATGGGGCAGCACCAGCCGAACTTGAGCAGGTCGCGCACCGAGATGCGGAAGATCCGGTCGAACCCGCAGGTATCCATCTTGTAGGTCGCGAAGTTGTTGATGCGCTGGATGCGGTCGGCATCCATCCACCGCCTCGGCACGGCCTCGGGTCGAGGGCGCACCTCGGTCAGGATCGGCCACACCGTTTCGACCGAGGAGAAGCAGTAGTTGGTGACCGGGTTCTGGCGGTTGTCCCAAGGGTCGAGGTAGTGGTGGCCGGAGTAGAACGACTCGCAGGCCTTGAGTTGCTCGGTTTCGCCGCGCTTGAGCTGGAAGAGGAGATTCCACTTCTCCGAGGCCCAAGCGATCAGCGCCGTCTCGTCGTCTCCGAACGCGCCGAAAGGCGGGGTCTCGGGAACGTGGCGCTTGGTGGCGACGAAGTTGGACCCGTCGGGCAGTGGGAACACTGTGGCGGCCATCAGACCCCCGTGCTCATCACGCGCTCGCGGTGTTTGCTTCGCGCGATCGAAAGCTGGCTACCGGGAGAGTCTCGGGTGGGCTCCCAGTCTTGCAAGTTTCGCTCTCGCTGGAGCTGTCGGTGGTGCTGCCGGGAGCGCACGACGCAGCCGAGGGAGACGTTGTAGTGCTCTGGGAACTCCTTGAGCACGTAGGCTCTGACGCCTCTGGGAACGCGCTTGAGCAGGGTTGCGGGCTTGCGGCAGGTCGGGCACTTGGCCGACGCTTTGGACTTGCGCCGGAAGTTGCGCCAGCGCCCCCTACAGTCCGGATCGGAGCAGTAGAAGGTGGCCATCATTGGGCCTGCGGCGTAGCGTGGGCGGCCATGTCGGCGAGCGTCTTGTGGTAGGCGAGAGAGACGGCGATCATGCGGCGGCCTTCGAGGCAGGGGAGATGGATCGGCAGGCGAGGCCCGGCCGGAGACTCCTCGAACGTGCCGCGTTTTCCGTCGAAAGGATCGACCCAGTGCCCGCACAGGAAACATTCGGCTAGTCCCTCAAGGTCCGGGTAGCGCGAGTCGTCGAACGGCCTCGGTCCCGCCATCGCTCACCTCATGGATCCCATGCCGTACTTGCGTGCCAGGGCGTCCCGCCGATCGAGCGCGTCGGACGCTCGGAGCAGGTCCTCCTGTGTGAGACCGGTGATTCCCACCGTGACGAGTCCGGCTTTCTCGGGGTCTCGCTCGCGCAACAGGATCACCTCGCTCGCCAGCGACCTTACCACCTGTTCGGGCAGAGGCTCCAGCGGGTTAGCCATCGAGCCGCGGTGGGCCATCAGGCATAGCGCGAAGGAGATGAGCAAATCTTTCTCGGATCCCGACTGTGCCTCGGCCTTGCCGTCGAGGTAGACGAGCGACTGCATCTGCTGGACGAAGTGCGGGTCGGGGAGCCTGCCGAGGCGCATTCGCACGTACTTTCGCAGCGTGTTGAACAGGTGCTCGCGGTTGCGGCGCGTCGATAGATAGCCGGGCTTTTCGGTGATCTCTCCCGCGACCGAGTCCTCGCTGACCTTGCGGAAGTAGAGGTTCGGGTATCCGATTTGGAGCACGGTCTCGTGGAAAAGGATGCCGTGGTTGTTGGCCTCGTTGATGATGAGCCCTTCGTTGTAGTGGCGGGCAAGGTCGATCGCGTAGCACGCGAGCAGGTCCGGCGGCGCCTTGCCGTACCAGGTGGCGTCGAGGTCAAGGGTCTGCTGGCAGAGCACGGCGAGCGGCGAGTGGTCGCTCCCGGGATCGCCCTCGGAGGGGTCGGCGCCGACGACGTAGGTGCATCGCTCCTGGGGCGGGCGGTAGATCCGCAGGCGGCCGCGGTCGTAGGAGACGATTTCGACCTTGCCGATCCCGGGCGGGTCGGACTCGATCTCCATGCGCTCGGGGAGTTTTTTCTCCTTGACCGCTTCCGCCAGCATCCTCGTGTAGTGCTGGACGGAGCGCGTATCGAAGGCCGGACGGCCCGAGAGGGCGAAGGCTTCATCGGCGGTGGCCGGATACTCCTGCGCGAACAGTTCCTCGTCTCCGTCAAGGTTCTGGCTGATGCACCAGCGGCGCCACTTGAGCTGCTCGTCGGTGATCGAGGGGTGCTCCCGGCCCAGCCTTTCTTCATCGCTGGTGCGCTGGAACCGTCGACCTTCGAGCGGGATCTGGTACTCCTCGTGATCGAACCAGGGGATGAAGATGGGGGTCCAACCCTTCTCCTCGTCGGGGACCTCGGTGTCGGTCGCGAGCCCGGTGGCGCGCTGCCAGACCTGGTGGAACTTGTTGCCGACGCCGTTGGCGGTGGACTCGAGCACTCCGAGCGACTCAGTGATCCTCGGGAGGCTCTGCATGATGGCGACCAGGGTTTGTGCGAGCTGCTCGAAGAACGCGGCCTCCGACAGGTGGACGTCCTGGCAGGCGTAGCCGCGCGGGTCTCCCTGGACTTCGACCTGGATGCGGGATCCCGAGTCGAACTCGATCTCGCTCACGTTGTCGATGCGCTTGTCCTGCTGCATGGCCTTGGGGAGGAGCCGGTGGTAGTTGCGGCTCATCCTGAACAGCACCTTCGAGCTTTTCTGGGTGTGGGCGATGACCAGGGCGGAGCGGTTCTCGCAGGTCAGGCAGGCCCAGAAGAGCAGCGCCTCGATCAGGGTGGAGACGCCAACCTGCCGGGCCTTCAGGACGATCAGCCGGGGCGGGATGCCGATGGCGCGCAGCCGGCGGATCTCGGCGAGGATCTTCTTCTGGGTGCTGTTGAGGAAGAGCGCGGTGCGGCGGCCGCGCTTGTCGATGATGACGAGGCAGTCGCGGCAGAACGCCTCGAAGCGGCTGAAGTCTCGGTAGTGGGGGAGGTCCGGCAGCTCGGCCGGCGGCGGTGTGTCAGCCTTCGGAGTCGGACTCGCCGACCTGCTTGGGGACGGAGCGGGTTTTCGAGGATCGGGCGAGCCCGGACCGCTCGAGGCCGTCGAAGAGCGCGAGGAGTGCGGTTTCGATGGCGGTGTGGCGATCGCCGACGACTTTGCTGAGGGCTTTGACTTCACCCGCCAAGGATGACAGCGCGGCATCGCTCTTGTCCAACGAGGAGGAGTAGGTGTTGGACTGCTGCACGGCGCTGCTGGCGATTTCCGAGACCGACATCGCGGCGTTCAGGTAGGCGGCGGCGGCGCGCCAGCCGGCGTAGAAGCCTCCGGTGCCGACCGCAGCGATCAACGCGAGGAGCCAGAGCATCGTGTCGAATCCCATCACGAAAGCTCGTAGGCTGCGGCGTTGTGGGTGGCGATGCTCGCGTTCGCGTTCATCACGGCCTCGCGGACGTGGCGAATGGCGGCCGTTCGGTCGGGACCGCGGGGGCACTCTTCGCAGATGCAGTGGGCCAGGTCAAAGGCCGCCTCCCGAATCTTCTCGTAGGATGCCCTTTGCACATCGGTGGGCGGGTGGAACGTGAACAACTGCTTGAGCTGGCGAAAGTCGTCGTCGTTCATGTGGACACCTCCTCAAGCTGGTTCGCGCGCTCGGCCTTCTCGATCTCGGAGAGCAGCGTGCTCGCTTCGGCGATCTGGTGCTTCAGGACCTTCGCATTCATGGACCACGGCTCGAACTTGTCGTGGGCCGATCGCAGGCGTTCCAGACGGCGGAGCGCGATTTCCTTGGCGGCGGCGAGCCCGGGGGCGAGGGCGCTCACGGTCGATCCTCGACGACGAGGAACGTGTCGTTGGCATCCTCGTCCTGCACGTTCTCGTAGCCGGCCATGGCGAGGCCGCCGTGCATCGTCGGGAGAGAGTCGGGCGTGATGCAGGACTTGATGACCTTGTCGAACTCGTCCACGCCGACGAACCGGAGCCTGTGGGGCCACGCGATGTGCTCCGCCTTGGTGCGCTGCTCTGGGGTCACGGCTCGTCCGTTCGGATCAGGATGCCGAGGTCGTGGAGCAGGTCGAACGCGTCGATCTCGTCGGACGCACGGTCGGACATTTCCTGGTCCCAGTCGATCTCGGCGCGCTGCGCGTCGTTCATCTCGATCGAGGCCGAGTAGTTGCGTGTCGGATAGAGAGGCTGCGTGGTGGTCTGTTGGTCGAGCCACCATGAGTTGATCGCCGCGGCGCGGTTGACCTCGCGCTGGTACATCTTGTCGAAGGTGCTGGTTTCGACGTGATACTCGGCGCGCCTCATGTTCTGGCGCGGCTCGGCGCAGAGCGGGCACGCGCAGCAGACCGGGTGCCCGCCGGGGCCGCCGGTGGCCTGTCCGTGCATCCAGACGCGCACCATCTCGCACGCGACGCAGCGGCACGACTTTCCGTGATCCATCACTCCTCCATCAGGAACGGGTCGACCCAGACAGTTGCCGGGTCTGGTACTCGCGGCGTCTCTGGCGCACGCCCGCGTGGCTGAACGGTGACACCTTGGGCCGCGAGGGCGGTGGCGGCGGGTTCGGCGGTCCCGGGCGCAAGGATTCGCGCAGGATCATGGACAGGAACTCCGCCGGCCTGATCTCCAGCGCCACCGCCAGCTTGACCAGCACCGAGACCCGCAGGTCCGGCTGGCGGCGCATCCACAGCATTTTCGAGTTTAGGAGGCCCGCCCGGCCAAACACTGCCGATCGCGAGGGCTTCCCGCTCAATCTCTTCCTGCGTCGGTCCAGCACTCGCTCCCAGGCAGCCGTCGACGGGACAGCCTTCTTTGGCGGGCGACTTCGGGTTGATGCCGTGGATCGGGCAGGAGAAGAACTGGTCATCGTGGCTCTCCGCGTAGCAGGACTCGCAGACGCCGTTGGGCGTGGGTCGCCCGTGGTCGTCGACCAGTCGGACGATGCCGGCCGGGGAGTGGAGTCGGCATGTCCCCCAGGTGGCATCGGGCAGGATGTCGCCGTCGAATCGTGAGTCGATCGGCACAGGGTCTCCGAGATTGATTTCGGTGGAGAACGGCTCGATGGCTTCGAGCTTGCCAACCCTGACGCTCCACCGCGTTCGTCGATCACACAGGGACGTGATGCTCTCAGTATAGCCACCAACGGTCGTGCGCGCAAGGGGTCTTGACAGGATTTCCGGGCGGGCACATGTTGGGGGTGTCCGAAACGTCACGGGTCGGGCGGCGGCGCTGGTTTCGGACAACGCCTCCGTCCCTTCGGGAAGTGGGTGCCTCAGCCCGCCGCTCGATCCCAGTCAGGTGCCAGGAGGCCCACGATGTCAGCGAACCCACTCCGGTTCTTCCCGTTCCACGTTGAGGATTACCTGAGCGACCCCTCGGTGCAGGCGATGGACGCGGATGCCGAGGGGCTTTATATCCGCCTGCTCGCCGAGAGCTGGCGGTCGCCCACGCCGGGGCGTATTCCGGTTGGCCTGGTGGATCGGATGTCCGGGTCGTACCGGCTGGCCGAGCAGTACCGGGTCGTGTTCCGCCACGACGACACCGCCCCCGACCCCCGGATGTTGTCGCCGGAGGAGATTGCCTCGCGCCGTCTGGACGAGGTCGCCGACCAGCTCAAGGCGGCGTTCTACGTCGACGAGGTGGCCGGGGTGTGGGTCCAGAAGCGGATGGTGTTGGAATACGAGCGGATCGTGGGTCGCAGGGAGGCTCGCCAGAGGGGCGCCGAGGAGACCAACCGGAAGCTATACGGTAACCGTGACGGTAACCGTGACGGTAATCGTATCGGTATCCGTGGCGGTCACCGAACGCTACGCGCGTCTGGTGTAGGTGTTGATTCTACAGAGACAGAAAAGGCAGAAGAGACCCATCTAGGCAACGGCAAGGCAGAAGAGCTGGAGAGTGCTACGGGGATCCCGGGGTTGGCAGAGGAGACTGTGGCTCAGTGGCGGGAAGGGTTCCAGTGGTTCTACGAGCGATACCCCCGAAAACGCGACCGCGCCGAGGCGCTGAAGGCGTATCTGAAGATCCGACCGCGCACCCAGGAGACCTTCGACCTGCTCATGGCCGGGCTCGACTGGTACAAGTCGCACGAGTGGCAGGAAAGGGCTGAGGACAAGATCGAATACCCCTCGACGTGGCTCAACAAACGGAGGTGGCTCGATGCCCAAGCTGTCCAGTAGCCCCGCCGGAGCGGCTGTCACCAAGGCCCCCGGATCGTTCCTTTCCGACGGATGCTATCTGGAGCAAGGCCAACTCTCCCACCGCGGCCACATCGACAGACTGGTTCGGGCCCTGGTCGCAGAGCGCCGTCGTGGCGGATTGTCCATCACCAAGGCTTGCAACGCCATACGAGCCGCCAGTGCCACCATCGCATTTCCCTGGGTCGACCAGTGGGAGAAGTCCGATCACTGGGCGATGGTGTGGACTGCGACGTCGGCCGAGGAGTCCGTAAAGCGTGAAGGTAGAGTCGTTGATGGACACTGGTGCGG